CTCTATTGCTTACTCCGATTCAATGGAAAGACTGAGGAAATACTATGAGAAGGATAATCGCCGTTTCCCTGCTGCTTATGCTAACGGGTTGCGCCTCGACCAAATTGGTAGCGGTGGAGTGTCCGCCATTCCCGAAGCCTCCAACGAATCTGATGCAGGAGCCGAAAGCGATACAGCTAGTGCCAAAGGAGTTACGGCCTTAGACTGCGCGACCGATGTGCTTACTCTGCTGAGCCTTCAGAAGTGGATTCGTCAACAAGGGACGATAGATACTCAGTAGCCGCTAGCCATCCTCTTTGGAATTCGTTAAAGCGCAACTCATCCTGCGCCCATCCATCGCGTCGCGGATCGTTGGAAAATGCTTCAAACATAGCGCGCGCTGATGGAGGAATATCTGATGTGAAGTTGTTCGGGTCGCCCACCACGCTCATTATCATTCCTTCGCTTTTAACAAATCCATAGATTGCCATCACTCTCTCCTATGTAGCGTGTAACGTTATGCGTTACAAAACACTTCTAAAACACTTGCCACAAACCAATAACCACGCGGGGCCAATTCGGCTCAAGTTATCATTTTGTTAGAAGATTGAATATCCCGTTCTTCGCATCTGGCCTTTTGCCGAGTGCCAATCTATCAGGTAACATCGAAGTTTAGGAGCGTCTTTTAGAATCAATCACTTATAATTATATGAAAGAGAAGATTCTAAATCAACCTGCTTTGTGCTCCTTTATTTCGACCGCCAATGGCTCTACTCGGTCTATCTCTCTTGCCTTCACGTAATGGTCACTCATGCGCCTATCTGCATGGCCTAATAGTGATTGGTAATCCTGGCCTAGCGCCTTTGCATCCGTCCCTGCTTTAGCCCGTAGATCGTGAAAATGCACATCCTCAATGCCAGCAAGCCTGCAAGCCTTCTGCCAGCGGAAATAGAACACCCTGCGCTCGAATGCTTGGCCTTTATGGTTTGGAAATAGGTAGAAGCTACCAATCACCCTATCAAGCGACTTGGCCTTATCTATGACCTTGGCGATGGCTGGCGTGATACGGTAAATCTGGCGCTTTCCTGTTTTCTTCTGTGTGACGATCAGCCCGTCCTCGTTTATGTCGGTGAGCTTTACCTTCAATACGTCGCTGATTCTCATGCCAGTCAAGTAAGCCAGATCCATCATGCACCTAACCAAATCATCCGCCTTATCCCTGATGGCGTAGTATTCGCGGTCTGTAATGTACCTGTCGCGCTTCTCGATCCCATTCACCTCAATTCCTGCACATGGATTGCGCTCAGCGAAGCCGTGACGGATAGCGAGGGAGTAGGTGGCTGACATGATCGCCTTGCACATCTTCGCACTTGTCTTATGAGGATGGCTGTCAATAAATCTTGCTACGTGCATGGGCTTAATCTGGTCTAGCGGCATCTTGCCAAACACGTTCTTGAGAAGGTCAATCTTCCCCATGTATGAGCGTATGGTGTTCTCTGAGCAGGTTTTAATGGCCTGTGCCATGTAGGTATCAAGCGCATGGGCAAACGTCGCCTGATTCGTTCCATCGTTTTCTAGTGCTGCCCATTTGATGCGTGCCTGGTTCATATCGTTGCCTAACGGTGTCCACTTGCCGCGCACGACATAATAGAAGGCATTTCCTTTACGATGCATCCTTGGGGGCAGGTTCAGGTCTTTGGTTCTACGGGCTGGCATCGGCATAGTTTAAGCCGCTTTGCCCATGAATGAAAAGTCAGGCTCCATGACGGGCTTTGCAAGCGATTGGCCTAGCCTGGATTCAGCATAAGTCCGTAACACGACAGGATGACCGTTAGCCGCGACCTCATGCACCCATGCCTTGCGACATAGCCACTTGATTTGATCGGCAGAGCGAACGTATCCGGTTAGCTGTGCTATTTCGTCATGTGAGAGAAACAAGGCTATCCCTTCTGCTTGCCAATCTCAGCAGCCGCACGGACGATGGCTCGGCGGGTGTCTTCCAAACTTGGCTGTAAATGGCCGATGCCATGTATATAGCAAATCACTATATTTTCTTTTTTGATCTGGCCGAAATGAAGATCAATAGTTAATTGCAACTTCACCGCCAGCCTCAGAGCATCGCCGTCATCGGTGAGAGGGTTGAAGTAGCACCGTTGCGAGTTTCCTGTAACACCTCTGAACTGGAATAATGGACGATCAATAGTCCCAACATCAACGATCTCAATCCCCGACGCCTTCGCAGCCAGTTCCAATAATTCTCGATCAGTCATAGCTACTCCTGGGCTATCTCGTTATGTGAGAGGAAGAGGGTCAAGGGCTAACCTTTAGGTAGATTAGATTCCGGCTGCGTTACAGCGGGTTGCGGACAACTCAACATTGCAGTGTCTATTGCAACATCTAGATCAATGTCAGTAATTACAATGTTTTCTGGCGTCTTTCCTACAAACAGACCTCCTAGATTTATCGTGTCAACATCTCTCCTACGTAGCCATCTATAACGCTGTGCATCGCGTTTAACTGTCTCGTATTCTTTCTGCGACAATGCGGCAGAATCCTTTGCATCTTTGGCATTCTTTAAAAAATCGGCTTGCCTTGTTTTAAAAAGGGCGTCTTTTCCTTTAGCAAACTCTCTGTGAATAGAAGCGCACACTAACCAAGCCTTTTCTGCATTTTCCCATTCATTCATACCAAGTGTCCTTTCTGCAAAATGCTTAATAGAAGAGGGGATGTAATTGCCCTAAACCCCCTGTTTTGTTTATTCCTTGGTCAGCTCTTCCACAATGGGGTGCGGACTGGAAACATAGTCGGTCAATTGCCTAACCAAACTATCTTGCAACGCTCTTAAAACATCCGCTTGTTGATCGCTTGTCCGTTCATCTTTTAATAGCGAGCTGATTTGCTTGATTACGAGAGATACGGCTTTTGTTACACCGTCCCTAAACGCAGCTTCCATATCTTTATCTATGGCGTCCTGAACTGCTTTTGCCAATTCCTTTGGCTCCATCTCACATCTCCTTATGCAACCCAGTGTCCCAGGTCTGACCAAATAATCTCACTATCGCTTTGCCCTATCAGCATTGATGAGCTTGGCTAAGTCATGACTGTTTAAAGTGTCCCCATCATCCCAGAGCCTCCAAATACCTTTCGCCAACTCCGCCGCTTCTTCTGCCGTACACAGCGATGGTGCTTCCTGCTCGCGTTGGGCTAGGGCAGCTTGCCATGCCTTTTGCCAGGCTGTCCAAATCATCCCGTAACTGATTATTTCGATGTCGGATAGTTTGTCAAATCTTGCCGCGTATCCATCTCCGACCCATTCAACCCCTAGCGGCGGAGGATATTCTTCCTCAAAAGCCCTGCGTTGTTCCGTGTTGTTAGTCATTGGCTAGTCCCCGTTTCTTTGTCGATTGAACAAATTAGCCAATATTGTTAATAAATGATTAATAACTTGTTTGCTCGAAACGATTAAGAAGTTTAGCGATGGTTGTTGATTAATTATTGGCGCTTCGCAACAACCCGCACAAATATAAACGTCATGATGTATTAGATGTCTTATTGATGGTTCGCCCACTCTCCCGCATTTAAAGCATGAAGTGGTGCATGGGCTACTAACTAACAAATCACTGTCGTCACAAGTACCTAGCTTCTTCTCTATCCACTCTGGAGAAAATAATGTTTTGCGTTCCGTGTTGTTAGTCATTGGCTAGTCCTTATTTAACTCGGTCAGGATTGGGTTCTAGCTCAAGGTTGGCGTTCATCTTGTTGATAACCGCCTGTTGAATGTTGATCCCGTTCTCCTCGGCAATGCCGAATACTCGCAAGATAATGTCCGCCAGTTCCACTTCAAAGTTCTTAGTTGGAACCTCGCCGCGAACTTCATTGGCAGCTTCGCCACACTCCGATACCACGAGCATTAAGGATTCAAGCGGTGTCTTGTTCTTCCACCACCCCATCTTTTTCAGCCATTGCCCTTGGCGATATGCTAAGTCGTTCATATCAACTGGATAGCTCATGATTCATCCCCTCCCTTGCTCTGCTCGATGGCTTGGTCGATTGCTTCTTCTCTAAATGCCTTGCAAGATAAATCGGATTCATAGGGGAGTCTTACGCATAGCATGGCGTATGCTGGCTCGCCATTCTTGGCTGGGTGTCTGCGCCACTCACTATTATTAATTAGGTGTCTTCCTCGCTCAGCATCCTTCCTCGCTTCCTCCAGCTTCCGCGTAGCTTCGGCTAGTTGGTGGCGGAGATTGTCTATTATGCCGTCACGGAATTTAACCGCTCCTGCCGCTATCTCTAAGCGATCTTCAAGTGGTATCAACGGGTTATCCCATAGGTTGCTCACGATTTGCCCTCCACTTTGTCGCTGGGTGCTCCGATAATGCTGTTGACTCGCTCTAGCAAATTTTCTTCACTCAATTGCGCGTAGTCTTCCATGAAGCCATTAATGTCATTCGCCACCTTTATACACACTTCGCGCAAATCCGCTTTGGCTTCGGCGGGGATGGAAGACAGGATGGCCTCGGCGCATTGCCAAGACTCGGCGGGTTCAAACGCATCTTGCTCGGTGCATATCTCCGCCGCCTTCCTATACGCAGCCGCTACGAGGGCATTGGCTTGGGGTGGGGTAGAATGAAAAAATTGAACATCGAACTCTGCCAGTTGCTCTTTGGTGTACCCATCGCCATCCGGCATAAAATACAGTTTCTCGTTCTCGTCGTATTTCCCTATCAGGCTATCGCCGTAATAGTCAGCAACGTAAACAACGTCAGGCTCCGAACCTTGCTGGCGTTGGGCGCGGAGCAGTTCAATAGCCGCGTCAAACTCAGGCCAGTTTCCGTTTTCTGCGTGCTCAACAACCAGGTCAATCACATCCTGCGGTACGTTAGTGGTCATGGTGTTCACCAGTTAGAAGGGAATATCATCTTCAAAGTCATCAAAACCCGACTTTTGTTCATTAGATTCCGGCTGCGATTGTGCAGGTTGCGGACTCTCATTTTGGCCTGAAGACTTGCCACCAAGCATCTGCAACTTGTCGATCACAACGCCATAGGAGACTTTTTCATTGCCTTCCTTGTCCGTGTACTTGTCAGACTGGATACGGCCTTCTACGTACACGCTAGACCCCTTCTTGAGGTACTCTCCGGCGATTTCTGCCAGCTTCCCGAAGGCGGTGAGTCGATGCCACTCTGTGCGCTCCTGTTTCTGTCCTGACTTGTCCTTCCAGGTCTCGGTCGTGGCGATTGAGAAGTTAGCGATAGCGTCACCGGACGGTGCGTAACGCATCTCAGGATCTCGCCCAAGGTTGCCAAGTAGGATTGCTTTGTTTACTGATGCCATTACAGTTTCCCTTCTGCTTTAAGTTCGTCTCTTGCTTTAATCATGGATGAGCGTTCTCGAGAGTTAAACAATCCCCACAACGCGCCTTTGTGTGCCGCATCATCAATTTCGTTGATAGTGGTTTGCTCTTGCAGTAACAGATAGGCTTCCTTTGGGTTGCCCATCACCGCCTTAACGTCCTCTGCAATCTCGCGCAGGATGGTCTGCGTATCTACGTCGATGCCTTCCATCAGAGAGGTGGCGATTGACTTAGCCGATTCGCGAGGTGGCAACACCTTGCCTTCGCTTGTCACATCCTTTTCCTCCTGAATGGATTGCAATCCTTCATCGCCTTCCACGTTCACGTAGTGGATCGCTGAATCCAGACGGTCACGACGAGGCCAATACTTAGCGGCCTGCTTGACGCATGTCTTCTTTGCCATCTCTTCGTAGTCAGTCACCCAAGGACATTTCGTACCCTTGGTTTGATAGGACTTCCACGCTACCGAACGGTCGCGAATCTCGTTGACCTTTGCGATAGGCATGGCATGTGTCAGGTAATCATTGGTGTCGGTCTTCACCACCACGTACACACCAACAATGTCGCCACGCTTTTCTACAGCGTCAAACGCGTTATATTTGTGGGTTGGTGGTTGGTCTATCCCGTTCAGGGAAAAGTCGTCCTGCGCCCTTACAATCACTGCCTGGCCCCATTTAATCGCGCCTGTCTGCTGCGCCAAGTGCATGATGCCCATGTAGCTGATGTCTAGACATACCTTGCCGTCACGCGGGACAAGATAGGCTTGCTTGCTTGCAGGGTTTAGGCTGATTCCGATTGCAGCCACATTTGTAATGGCGTTCTGCAAGCTGGCCTTGTTCTTCAGTGCCGTGCTCATCAGATAATCGTTAGCGCCAAGCGACTGCATGGCAAACGATGCCTCACGATCAAATTCTATGGATGGGTCAGCACATACCTTCGCGAAGATAGGTTTTTGTGCCTCCATCAGTGTCATTACTTCGCTCATGCCAAGTGTCCTTTCTGCAATTTCGTTGACCGCGCCTCGATGCTATTGCCCTATGGCTTGCGGGGTTTTGCTGTCTTAAACTGAGCCAATAAAACCTTATCCTCAACACTCACATGCTTCTCACACTGCAACCTTCCTTCTTCATAGTGAGAGTAAGCGACCATGTTTTCAGCATCAGCGACACAAGGACGCTCCAGGTCTTCGCCGTACACTATCTTTGGCGGATCGTATTCGTATCCTTCAACCTCAATCATTGTTACTACTGAGAAGAAGATGAAAGCGAACGGTATGTAGAGGGATTTCATATAAACCCTTTCATGTAGATTCGTTGGTCGGCAAGGTCACAGTGGGTTGCGGACTAATCGCCATTGTGCTCAGCGTAAGCCTCGACCATTTCAAAAGCCTCGTTGTAGCAACCGGCAAAGTCCGGCTCAAACCCATCGTCGTCATAAAAAGTACGTCCGCATTCATTCTTCATCATGGTCAAGAAGCCGGCGCATTGCTTTGAGTTATCTGTCTCGATCATTTCCTCCCCATCTTCATCTGCTTCAGTGGTCTTGTGACATGGGAATGAGTTGTATGGATTGGTTGCCGAGTAAGCGATCTCTTCTGCACGCTCCGTTCTCAGGAACGGTTCTACATCGCGCCTAAACGGGCAGTGCTGGCAAGGCTTCTTCATGAAATCGCTCACAGCGCATCCTTTCTGCAACTTGCTTGAACTTGCGTACCAACTAATTGCCCCAAAGGGGTTGTCGGCTCTTTACACACTCCACATACAAAAGGTAATAACCTTCTATATCTCATTCCACAGGTAGGGCAGGTCATTTGAAATCTCATACAAACGCCAATGCCAAACCGATAGCAACCAGAAACGGATATGCGATATTGGGCTGTACGTTGCCAAAGGCGAATCCTGCTCCAACTAGAACTGCGATAATTGCTTTAAGCGCCAGCTTCATACTTCCCTCGCTTCCAGATATTGAATAGCCATCTCTTTAGCTTCACCTTTTAACTTTCGCTCACACAGCTTGCGTAAGTCGTCTATGTAGTCCACGCGATCAGCAGAAGGGCATACCATCAGCTTCGATACCAACTCAAAGAAGGTGTCGGTCTCTGGATAGTTGAAATCATTCTTGCCGCCATCGAATACCAGTTGATTGATGCGCCTGGAGTTGCCTAGCAACCTGTCCAGCATGTCGTCGGTCTCGTAATCGAGTTCCTTTGGCGTATAGCGCTCTGGATAATCAGGCGGATTCAGTTGCTGCTCTGGCAGGGTGTATATTGTTTGTGGGAGGTTCATGGTCTATCCCTCATACATTCCGTAACGCACGACATACAGAGGAATAATTCCGAACAGGAACCAGCCTTGATACTCAAATCGCTTTGAGCCAATTTGCTTAAACCAGCCTTTGTATAAAATCATCACTGTCTCCTTCTGCAATCGGCCTAAACGTAGCCGGAATGTAATTGCCCTAAATCCGTACTACCTCAACTAAATCTTTCCCCCACTTACCCCCATACACACAGGTATGAGATCCATCCTTTATTTGAGACAAAGCAACTCTCACTAGACGGCGGGGAACGTAGAGATTACGAAGCTCACGGGCAACAGCGCCGAGGTTAGGTAATGCGGTGTTGGCTACTTGGTACACAAATAATCCTCGGCAAACAAAAACGCAGTTTTTTTGCTATTGAACCGTTGCCAATGCACGCAACTGGAGCCGTTTTGATGCTCTGTGAGTAAGGCCCATCTGCTGCCATACTTAATCACGTACACGCTAATCAGTTCGCGCACCGGGTAGTCAAACAAAACGCTATTTCTGATGAGGTTCGTGAACTGCTTAACTAATGTTTTCTTGGTCATCACTGCCTCCTTCTGCAACCCTGTTAAATACGCGCTGACCAACTAATTGCCCTAGCGCCTGTAATACACACTTGAGAGGTGGCCAGTGCTGATCTCTGGCTTCGGGGTATACGGTTATGCCCCTGCGTGTCCGGCGTATGCATCCACCTTCGTCACTTCAACCCTGCACAGCGCATCAGCCTGCGCCTACACCTCTCAACTACTTACTACTCACCACAGCATCTAACCTTGTCTAGGAGGCTTCACCCTGGGTATCAGTATTCAGATACTTACTGCTTGGCGGCCTAGCCTTGTGCTGCGTATCGAATTGCTAGTCGATGGGTCTATCTTAGCCGACTAAGAATAATAGTGCAACATTTATTTTAGTTTACTAAGAAAATATTTCAGACTTATACGCTAGGTGTAGAAACCCTAACGGATGTTATAGGCGGGATTTAATCTTGCGGGAGGGGATAGGATGGGCTACGTAATACATCCAGACGATCTGTTCTTTCTGGTAAAGATAGGTCGTCTGGTCATTATAGCTGCCTAGCTGGATGCCGCCGCGACGAGACAGCAATCGCTTGAGCATGACTTCGCCTGTATCCAGTTTCAGAATAATGTCGTCTTCTAGTTCTGGATCGGTGCCAGGCTCTACCAGGGCATAGTCGCCTTGGGCATACTTGGGGTACATAGAGTTACCATCGACGCGCACGACAAAGGCGCTAGGATCTGTAGAGAACACTTCGGCGAACTCGTCGTAGCCTTCTACAGTGCGCCCTTCATCGGTAAATAACCTATCTGGTAGTCCGCCCATACTCTTCCCAACTACTGGCACCGTTGCCAGTTTATCTACGTTCACCGGCATATAGCCCGGCAAGTTTTGAAGTTGTGAAAGAGGCTCACGTGGCCCTTTCCCCGTTTCGAGCCAAATCGGATTCACATGAAGTATGTTGGCAACCTTTATTAGGTTTTCGCCCTTCAATGCACCGCCGTTCATCCAGTGAGTGTAGGCCCCTGAAGATAATCCAGCGCCTTTCCAAACGTCACTCTTAGATAGCCCAAGTTCCAGCCTAACAGCATTAATCCGATTAGCCAATGTGTTCATCTTAGTATATTAATAAAAATTTGTCTTAGTGCGCTTGCATTAATCTTCTTAGTGGACTAAGATAATGCTCATGGAACATTCAAAATTGATAGACGAACTAGGCGGCACCTCCAGGGTTGCTGAGATGTGCGACCTCACTACTGGAGCAATCAGCCAGTGGAGGACAAACGGTATTCCGAAACCTTGGCTCAAGTTCTTCAAAGCTAAACGCCCCGATCTTTTTAAGTCAGAAAAGAAAGCAACAGCATGACCTCCTCGAAGCTGAAAACCTCAGCTTTTTATGCCCGTTCCCCTTCGGGCTTTTTTCTTCACACGGGGGAGGTCTCCATAGTGCCTCTCCCGTTTTTATTTGCCAATTTTCAATTGTCACCAACTGTCACGGACTGTCACTAAAAGACCATGCAAAAAGACTTGTATCCAGTATCTGAGGCTCAATTCGAGAAGATTGAGTTAGTGCCAGAAAGCCTTGTTCGCCAGTGCAAATCGGGCGCTAAAGCATTGCAGCTAACAGCTAACAATTCTGGATATGCACAAGAAGAACTGGCAACCCAGATAGGCAAAGCTAGAGAGGTGCTCTCCCGCGCCTGTAACGGTCGCGGCGGACTCGACGTAGACACCATTATCAAGCTTATGCGTAAAAGTGGAAGCGTGTTTGTGTTGCAGTACATGGCACATCAAATGGGCGGGGCATTTGTATTCGGTACAGAAGAGGAAAAGGAGCTTCGCCTTCTCACGGAGCGCATGGAAGTTCTCAAATCAAGGAGAGCAGCATGACATGGCTACAAGTGTGTATATCAGCAATGGCTGTTATCGGTTTATTGATCGTGTTCTGTGTAGTTAGCGGCTACATCCTCTATCGCGCTGAATACAAGGACGAATACCAAGATTCAGACAATTGGGGTGCTAAGTGAGCTACTCGCTCTATGAGCAAATGAAAGCTGACTGGATACGCAAGCATCCAGAGGCAACTCCTGAGCAATATCAAAAGGCCATGCAGACGCTGGCTAGAAAACTAGGAATTTGAGATGGCACGCATTCGGACGGTAAAGCCAGAGTTTTTTACAAGTGAGGATATTTGCAACCTCACGCCACTTTCACGCCTCTTGTACATCGCTTTGTGGTGCGAGGCTGATCGTGAAGGCCGTCTCGATTGGAAGCCTAATACCTTCAAGCTCAGATACTTTCCTGGTGACAACTGCAACATCAATGAAATGGCTGATGAACTCATCAAGTCTGGTTTAGTTGTTTTGTATTCAGTCGATGGGGTTCAGTACGCAGATATTCCAACTTTTACACAGCACCAAGTCATCAATAACAGGGAATCAGAAAGCACGCGTCCACCACGCGTGAATGACGCGTCGAATACGCGTGAAAGCGGAAGGGAAAGGAAAGGAAGGAAGGAAGGGAATGACGCGTCAAAGATAACTTTGAACGCGAACGGTGTTTTTGAGGGTCTTGGAGAAAAGCTAGAGGCTTGGATAGCCGCTTATCCGAATGTCGATGTTGAGGCCCAAATCCGAAAGGCCGGGTCATGGTGCATTTCCAATCCAAAGAAAGCGCCAAGGTCTGACTTCGCAAGATTCCTGAATAGCTGGCTGGCGCGGTCTAGTGATAGCGCTGGCAATGACGATCCATTTGCGGGGGCCATCTGATGATTAACCCAATCCTCGAACGTCTGAACAAAGTCCGACCTAGCGGCAACAACTCGTGGAGGGCTTGCTGTCCAGCGCATGACGGTAACAACCCTAGCGCCCTGACTATCCGAGAAGAACCTGACGGACGAATCTTGATGCACTGCTTTCAAGGATGTTCAGCCGTGGACGTGATGGGGGCTATCGGTCTAGACGTATCCGAACTATTCCCAGAACCAATCGCACATCACAGCAAGCCAGTGACGCGGAAGTTCTACGCAACAGACATTCTCGCCGCCGTGCGTGTGGAGTGTCAGATTGTGATGCTAGCCGCCTTCGAGTTAGAGAAGGGGCGCAAGTTACCTGAAGAAGACATGAAGCGCCTGCGTGTGGCGATGGAACGAATCAACGAAGCCGTGGAGATGCAATGAGTAACCTAGACCGTGGTGTAGCAGCGCTGGAAGAAGCTAGGGCAAAGCGCCGTAGCCTGATGCTGTCAGACAAGATCGACTTTGAAGGCTTCATGAAGGCTAGGGAAGAAGACAAGGCCAACGTGAAGCAGGCGGGCGACTACCTGCAAGACTTGATTGACGTGTTCTACGGAGAATCCGAGGTTGTCGGCTTAACCCTTCCTTGGTCGAAGACGCATGATAACTTCCGCATGCGTGATGGTGAAGTCACCCTGTGGCCTGGCGTGAACGGTCACGGCAAATCGCAAGTGCTAGGGCAAGTGATGAACCACGTCATGTACCAAGGCGAGAAGGTGCTCATCATGTCTTTCGAGATGTTGCCCTATAAGACACTGGCACGCATGACGCGCCAAGCCAACGGCTCCAACAAACCATCCGAGCAGTACATCCGCGATTACATGAACTGGCTATCCGGCAAGCTTTGGTTATACGACCAGCAAGGCACTGTGAAGGGTGATCGAGTGATTGCGGTAATTTACTACGCCGCCGAGACCTTTGGCATCAAGCATTTCGTAGTCGATAGCCTGATGAAGTGCGGCATCCGTTCAGACGACTGGAACGCGCAAAAGGAATTCCTCGACAAGCTCACCGCTGCCGCACGAGACCTGAATATACACGTTCACCTAGTCGCTCATTCTCGCAAGGGCGATGACGAATTCGCCCCGCCTAACAAGATGGACGTGGCTGGATCCGCCGACATTACCAACCAAGTCGATAACGTCATGACTGTGTGGCGCAATAAGGCCAAGGAAAAGGCTATCCGCCAGAACAAGGCTAAGCCTGATGACTTGAATAAACCAGACTGTCTGGTGATTTGCGACAAGCAACGTCACGGCGAATGGGAAGGCGAAATAGCTTTGTGGTTCGACCCTGCATCTATGCGCTACAAGGCAAGCCAGCATGAAAAAGTGTGGGAGATGAAGCTATGACCATAGAACTCTTACACATAGACTGCATGGAGTACATGGCAACTCTGCCGGATAAAGCGTTCGATCTGGCAATTGTAGATCCGCCGTATGGAATCGGTGAATTTTGCATGACAGATGGCGATGGCGGAGTTAAATGGGATAAAAAATGGAATCAAGACTGGAACAACGAAATCCCAAGCCGAAATTATTTTGAGCTATTACTTCGTATAAGCAAGCATCAAATTATATGGGGCGCTAATTATTACAACTGCTTTTCTCAAAAAGGTGGGGCTATCGTTTGGTTCAAGCATGTTAAGCATCCAAGTATGAGCAAGTGTGAAATTGCTTCTAATACTTTACATAAAAAAGTCGAGTACGTAGATATAGTTTGGCAGAACGTGAATCGCCCAACTTCCCCGATACACCCATGCGAGAAGCCCATAAAACTCTACGAATGGCTACTCACCAACTACGCCAAACCAGGACAACGCATCCTAGACACTCACTTAGGATCAGGATCATCCGCAATAGCAGCACATAACCTCGGCTTTGACTTTGTAGGCTGCGAACTCGACCGCGATTATTACGAGGCCGCACTTAAGCGTTTCAATGCCCACGCCGCACAGCAAAGCCTTTTTGGTAATGAAACAGATTGCGTTACCAAAAAGGTGCAACAGGAGGTGCTGCTATGACCTGCAACGACTTCAAGAAAGCTATCGAGGCTGAGTTCGGGAAAGTTGAGTGGAGAGCTACTTCATCTGATGGAAGGGTGATGATGAGTAGGGGATGGGAACAGGCATCTAGGGCAATACCTTGGTCTGGTAACGCACAACGGGTTGCAGAAAGGAAGCTGTGATGAATTGGATGCCCATTGAAACAGCACCAAAAGATGGCTCGCGGATTTTATTGGGGAAGCTGGAAGAAGGTCAATGGTATTGGATAGTCAGCGGAGAATTCATGAACGATGGAAGATTCTGGTGCGATTGGGAAGATGACGATGATTACGATTTAGTTTTTTATAGAAGCCCAACACATTGGTGTGGATTGCCAATAAATCCTATTAGTCCGCACCCCATCGTAACGCAGCCGGAAACAAATCTCCCCATATCGGGTTTGGGTGGATACGACCAAGTCCTTCGTGACGAATTTGAGGATGGGAAGAAGTAGATGGATCCCATCAAGCGCAAATGGAAGCTCATCAACCAGAACGTCAAGCTTTCCATGCTTGCTGTCCTTGGCAATCTCCCTGTAAGCGAGAGTAACCCTCTAGTCATCACTCTGGACGAAGAGAGGCGGAACCTCGATCAGAACGCCAAGTTCCACGCGCTGTGCGAAGACCTCGCTAAATCCGGCCATCAGTGGGCAGGCAAGGAGCGAACCGCTGAGCAATGGAAAGTATTGCTAGTTTCTGGTCACGCAATGGCAACAAAGCAAGGTGCAGAGATGGTGCCAGGAATCGAGGGTGAGTTTGTCAACCTTCGTGAATCGACTGCACGCATGAGCAAGGCACGCAGTAGCAGCCTTATCGAGTACACGCTGGCTTTCTGCGCTAGCAACAACATCAAACTGACCGATGAAAGGATTGCAGCATGAGACAGAAACACGAACAGATACTAGCCGTGCTCAAACTGTTGGAGACTGGCCCAAAGACGCTAAAGGATATAGCCGTCGCAATGAACGCCACAAAAGACCGTGTACGAGCATGGATGTACGACCTAGAGCACATTGGCGCTGTGAGATCGACATTCCAGCAAAGCGGCTATCGAGGATTGGCAAGCAGGGTTCGGGTTATCCATCTGGTCGATAAGAAAAAGTATCAGATGAAGGAGCGTAAGCCATCTGCATGGAAGACCAAGGAAGCATACGAGCCGAGCAATCACCCATTGCCGACTGGCGGAACTATCCACCGATTCCTTGACCAGCCAGAGCGACCTAGACCTCTCCGCAAAATGAACTATAGCTGGATGGGCTATCAGTCTGGACTAGAGGCTGCATGAACGCCCCCTCGCGCATCAAGCCGAAGAAGTGCCGTGTCTGCCCCAATGAATTCATCCCTTGGTCATCGACACAGATTGTATGCGGCTATGAGTGTGCAAAAGCATGGGCAGATGGACAGTCACTGAAGGAACAGAAAGCGCGAGTGAAGGCTGATCGCAAGGAAACGAGAGAGAAGAAGCAAGCACTGAAAACCCGTAGTCAATGGATGAAGGAGGCGCAAGTTGAATTTAACAGATTTATCAGGCTTAGAGATGCTGGCTTGCCTTGTATTTGCTGTGGTCTACCCCTTGGTGATATCGGCTCTGTTGGAGGCGGATACGACTGCGGTCATTATCGTTCGGTCGGTTCTGCACCTCATCTTAGGTTTGATGAACGCAACGCTCATGCTCAAAGGAAGCAATGCAATCGTTACGGGTCTGGCCGTGCCGTTGACTATCGTATCGGTCTTATTGGTCGGATTGGAATTGTGGAGGTGGAAGCTCTTGAAGCAGATCAGACGGCTAAGCACTACACCATAGATGACCTAAAGGCCATCAAAGCGAAGTACAAGACCATATGTAGGGAATTAGAGCAGCAGTTAACTAAAGGAGATTGAGATGAAAGTATTTGGTTATGTGTTTCTTGCAGTTGCAATCCTTATCCCGATTTTAATGGGTATCTGGTGGCTGCTCTGGAAATTGTGGCTCTTTGTACTGCCTGCTATCTGGGCTGATGGCCCGAAAAACTTAATCCAGCCTAGCTACTGGTTGTTTGTTGGAATATGGGTATTGCTCGGACTTTTTGCAAACATGTTCAGAGGCGGAAAAGCGGATTAGTCCGCACTAACTATGACCTTGCTGAGATGGTATGTCCATAAAAGCTTTTGGGGTAATAGCATCCCAGCAAGACCAACCTCATTGCAGAAAGGAAACGTGAGATGTCCGTTGTTCATTGCAAGAAAGAAAAATACGACGTGTATATCGGGAGACCAAGTAAGTGGGGTAATCCCTTCGAGATTGGTAAAGACGGCACAAGGGAAGAGGTTATCGAAAAGTATGAGCTATGGTTGCGAGACCAGCCAGACCTGATTCGATCCATACCAGAACTTTCGGGAAAGACTCTTGGATGCTGGTGCGCTCCGAAGGAATGTCACGGTGATGTATTGGTTAGGTTAGCTTCCGCGTCGATTAGTCCGCACCACAGCCAAGACAAGTCTGACCAACGAATTGCCCCATGAAACGTTCTCTAACCCCTTCTTCTCTAGGTCTTGCTCAAGGTAAGTCTCCTATGAACGAAGAAGAGCTACACGATAAAGCAAAGCAACTATACGACGACACCGGATCAGTCTTATTCACACAATCCACATTAGCCAAGCTGCCTTACTCCATTCGCAAGACGGTAGAAGAGGCGGCTGTCCAACTATTCGGTCAAAGGAAACAGAAATGAAACTCTGCAAAGATTGCAAGCACTACAAATTCAAGCCTGGTTGGGCATTTGGCAATGACAAGCATGAATGTCACCAGTATAAAACTCAGGTCATTGATCTAGTCCAAGGCAATAACGAAGAGCATGTGCGAATAATGGATTGCTATATAAATAGGGGTGATTGGGGTGATTGCTGCGTAGAGGGTAAATACTGGGAGCCTAAATAATGAACGCTCCCCAAGTCATCACGGAAACGATAGAACTAAGGCTGGAGAACTGGAGTAGATGGGCAAGGACGCGCAAGGTATATCCTGGCTCCTGTAGATCGCTAGAGTCTCGCTATCGCTGCCCACAGTGTTGGGATGTGCCAGAGCCTAGACTGTTCACGGACGTAAACGATGCCTTGGCTATCGAGAGAGGGCTTATCCGTATGCC